CTTTAATGAAATTTGCTAAAATTTCTGCATCGATCTCTGCCTTGGTTTTATTTTTAACTGCCATCTTTTAAATCCTTAATTACTATGAAGCACCAAACCCGAAACCAGTACCGAGAGACCCTGCCGCAGACATTAATCCACCAATCTGATCGCCAGTTGATTTTCTAGCAGTAGTATTGGTAGTGCCTAACCCCGTAGGTACACCAGAAGCTCCAGCTAATAACGCTTGCAATTTCATTAGTGGATCTTGTTGCTCTCTCATAAATTCTGCATATTGAGCATCTAACCCAGCCTGGTTCATACCCATTTCTAATCCGCCAGTAGTCATTTGAGAGCCAACCCCGGCAAGCATGTTCTGCACTCCACTTCCAGCGGCCCCAACTAAATTACCAGCAGCACCAGATCGAGCATTTAACTGTGCCATAGTATTGGCTTGCGCTTCGCTGTAACCTTGTCTCATTAGATTGGCCACCATTTGATTTGTACCTAAATCGTAAACGGCATCGCTTTCAGCTTGGTATACATCACGACGATCTCCGCCAAACGCTCCAGCTTGAGATATTCTAGCCATATCCGAAATTTGATTTTTAGCTCGACCGCGAGATGCTACGTCTAGCGATGCATCGATTACGTCAGTTTGGTATGGATTATAATTTTCACGTGTCATTGCGGCGTAATCTTCTGGTGTCATTGCAGCTAAATCAGAAAACACACCCTTGGCCTCGTTTATAGACCCACTGCCAAAATCGGATGCGCCTAGCGTGCCTTTAGCTTTATTCATTAAATCAGTAAAGCCAGCAACACGATCTCCGCTGTATTCAGCAAATGGAGTATCTGCTATTTCTTCTGCCCTGGGCAATATATTATTTCTCACATAATCTTCTTGCCATTTTGGCATTTTCGTTTCTGACGTTGTGGTTGACTTTCCCATTATTTTAACTCCATTTCATATCTCGTGTATTTTGGCACAAATTCAGTTACTTTGCAAAACTTATTCCACCCGGTTCGAGCATCGGCAACAATAGCGGAACATTCTGCTTCTTTTGCCAGCAATTCAAACTTCTGTAACACCTTCCACATCCACTGATCCATTTTAGCTCCACCCATGTAGTCAATTCTAAAAGTCTTGCGTACTTTATTTTTAACAATAGTTGTGGAAAGAGCCGCTACGATATTATTGCCGTCATTTTCTTTTTCACACACAATCCATAGCATATTATCGCCAGACCTCAAATCATTTTCTATCTGGCTGTAATCTGTTTCCGGTGAAACTTTCTGCCGAGCTTTATCAAGTAAGGGCATTGCGACTTCGATAACGTCATCCAGGTAATCTCTTGGAACTGGAAACAATTTATACACAGGCTCTGTTACAAGATGTATTACGTTGTTCATCCGTGAATCCTAGATATATTTAAAGTTGTAGCCGGGATTGCTGGAATACTACCAGACGCGGCAGAGTGATTAAGTGAGGCGGATGTGCTGTCAAAAGAATAGTTTATTTCTAAATATTGAGCCGCTGTGACAGTAAATATTTGAGACCTTGAAATTGCTAAAGTAGCACCGTTTTGATGTAAAGCAGATTTAATGGCAGAATTTGCAACAGCAGTTCCGTTTATACTTGGCCAAAAAGTAAAGTTAACAGTGCTGGCGGAAGACGAAAAGAGTTGCGCAGAAAATGTCACAATATATTCGCCAGCTTCCTCAAATACGATGCGAGTAGTTGGGCTACCCAAACTAATTTTACTATTACCAGAAGGCGTGTCGTAAGTTATTTTGTAAGCTGTATTAATTACAGATGCTGTAACGTCTGACGTTTTAAATAAATTAGCGTGACCACCCTCCAAAACAAGTTGCCGCCATTCCGAATTTCTACTGATTATTGGGTATTGGTAGACATCATCCCAAAGTAAAACACCGTTTTCATTAGAGGTTTCGCCAGTTATTCTAAACTTGAGTCCAATATTTCTACCGAGAAACGCTGTAAGCTGCCTAGCCCAAACCGCTAGATCTGGGCCAACTTGTGGAAATCCTCTACCACTCATCGCTTACTACCTTGTGAAGCCTCAACTCGCATGGTTCCAACTTGCCAATCGCTTGTCCCACCTATCACTCGCATTTTTACTTGGCGACCTGTAAACCTAACAGCAGTGGGATTACTCATCGTAAAGGGACCGTGAGTTGTTTCAGTAGATGTGGGATATAATCTACTTTTAAATTTAACTGTAACGTCACCTAATGTTTTTTCATCAGGTATTAACCTGGTTATTACTGCTAAGTTATCACCGTTACCTACTTCTATAGGTCCAGTTTCGGCAAATACTTCTGCGCTATCGTAATCTATACCAACCTCGTGCTCGTACACATATGACGTTGGAGAAACCATAATAGGTAACGTAAAAACACCTGTATCAGTTCCAGCAGTTCTCGCTAAATTGCCAGTCGCCCAGGTGTTTGCCCGGTAACTCCATAGCACATACCTATCATTTTCACTTGACGCATCCGATGGGTAAAACCACCACACCTCTCCAAACTCCGCATTATGGTGAGCATTAATTTTAGCCATCTGGCCACGGTTAATTGCTCCATATATATATTCTGCCACCGGACATTCTAAAGATTGTACAGCTCCGTTATATGTCCAGAATCCGTCACGACCCATCCAGACAGCTCCAGTATCAATTTGAGCTATCGCGCCAACCGCTGCCAAACCACACCCGGAACCAACTCGATCAAATCGAAACACAAAGGGAGGGCCAGTATATAAAGCTAAATGCGCGTCCGTGTCTGTGAGGAATAACGTGCCATTTGAAACACGTATTCCAGTTAGCAGCTTTCCATCAGTCTGTAATAACTGCGATCCTGCTTGGTTTGTGCCAGCCGGGGACCACAGCGTATTATTTTCTTGGTCGCACCAACTAATTTTACGTGGGTTTCCGTTAGACCCAACTGCAAATAAGAATCTTTCCTCAGAAACCACTAAAGCTTTACAATTTGTGGGTGCGTTTGCTATTACAGGAGCTGGTAAAGTGCTGACATTTAGCTGCCATTCATATAATTTACCGTCATCTGGCGACACTCCAACTAAATATTCGCCCCAATTATCTAAGCTCCATACGGTGGCTTCGAGCGTTAATGCTGAATTGCCTTCAGATCGAGGAGTTCCGTATTCCTGCTCTCCGTAATCTTCTGTACCCCACCCAACAGCTCCTGCGGTGTCGGCTCTCCCAGCAGAAAAACCTGTGGGCGTTATATCATACAGCGTTCCGTTGGCATTTATGGCGTAGAGCTTTGATTCAGTTCCGATGGCTATCCACCCGGAGCTGTCATTAGCTCTCCAAGTTTTTATGGCTCTAGCCTTACCCGTTAATTGCGTTGCTATTCTTAATCGCCATCCGCCAACAGCTTGCAAAACGCTATTGTAAAACCTGACCAGTGACATATCTCTCCAGCGGCCACCTGTTTGGTATTCGGTTCCGTTTCGAAACGATCCTGGGGGGACATTTAAAGGGATAAGAGCCATTTTTTAAGTCTTCATAATGTAACATAAAGCGTAATACGGTGGTAGTTTATCAACTGCTGTGCCACTTCCCGTTGCAGCTGTATTTCCAGAAACAACGTGTTGGTGTGCAGATTCAGCGGCGACAGTAACTGTGTGACTGTGCGCTCCAGCTGAACTTGTTGTTTTGGTATTACCACCAGCTTGAACACTCATGGCATAGGTACTACCAAAAGCGTCACCCTGATTAGTAAAGTTAATAGTGTGCGTGTGTGCACCAGTCTCATTAGTAGACGCGGTGTGCGTGTGACTTGTGGCTTGCGACGTAATGTTAACAGCGTGCGCGTGAGCTGGTAAGTTTGCTTCCGCCAATGTTACAGTAGTAGCACCTCCGCTATCTGCTGGTGCATATGTTGATCCAGCACCAACAACAAATGTATTACGTAAATCTGGAGAACCGCCAGATCCGTTGCAAAGTATAAATCCAGTAGGGATCGCTGCTACAGCACCAGACCATAATAGAATAACGCCTACCGGGAGCTTATAATCGGATACTGCTTTTAGTTGTGTGTCTAAAGTATCTAAATCAGTATTAAGTTTGGCTCCCCAACTATTTGCGGAAGCTCCTACTTCTGGTTTCACTAATCCGTAATTCGTGGTGGTTGTGTCTGCCATGACTAAAATCCCTTAATTTTGTACATTCTATCAATTAATTATTGATCCGTCCACACTCCATTTGTTGGCGTTTGATCTGTCCAAATTTGTGTTGTGCTACTTTGATCTACCCAAGTGCCACTAGACGGTATTTCTGGCTCCCAAAAAAGACGCGCATTAGCTGTAAAATCTAAAGCTGTTTCAATTGTAGCATTAATAACCCTAGTGGCCCCGGCGGATGCTGTAAAAGTTAATTCCGTGCTAATATCTGATTCCGCATTTTGTACTCTATTAACATCCGCTACCATATTTAACGCTAATGCTATTGA